ATGATAATGTTTTAAAAAAAGAATTTACCAAAAAAGATGTACAACGCGCACGTAATCTAATCACAGGTGATGCAGGTGCCCGTACTACTGAAGGAGTAGGTTATAAGAAAAAATACGAACACCGTGTAGAGGGTGATGTGTGGGAAGAAAATGGTAGAAAATGGACTATTAAAAATGGTCTTAAACAAAATATCACTAAGATGGACAAATTTAAAAAAATGGGTAAAATGCCCTTATTTTGTCCTGAATGTAATACATTAATGAATGATGGTTTAGATAAAAAAGTCTACCCAGCCTACCAAAAATGTCTTAATTGTGTTGTAGATTATGAAGCAGAATTAAAAAAGCAAGGTAAAGATAAAGAATATTTTGATGGTTTACATAATAGTCACATATCTAATATTCAAAAAGAATATACAAACTTTATTAATGATAAACTTACTGAATCTAGTGATGGGTATATTACTGAAAGAGGTGATAAAGAAAGTTGGAAAGGTGGTATAGCTAAAGAACAACTTGAAAAAGAACTTCAAGAAGGTATGGAATTTCTTGAAAACTTGAAGGTTAAGTAATTTTATATATTTATCAACAGTATGGCTCAATGTAATATAGAAGAAGTAATTAAATCTGTAGTAGCAGAAAAAAAACGAGATCGATGTCTCCGCATTGCTGACAGAAAATTTGATAAACCTTCTGCATACAAAAGTGGAGCCGTTGTTAGATGCCGTAAAGGGAATATTTGGAAGGATTTAAAAGAAGAACAACAAACCTTAGTACAAGAAAAAGCTAAAGAAACCTTACGCACCTGGTTTAAAAGATCAGGAGCACCAGGTAAAACAGGAGGATGGGTTGATTGTAATGCTCCCATTCGTAAAGATGGTAAAATAACAGGTTATAAATCTTGCGGTAGAAAAAAAGACGAAAAACGCTCTTACCCAGCTTGTAGACCAACAGCTGCTAAATGTAAAGATAAAGGTAAAGGTAAATCTTGGGGTAAAAAAGCCGCAAAATAACATAACTAAAGGGAACTTATCAATATTATAAAAAATGAAAAAATCTGAATTTAAAGAATATTTGAAAACTGAGATACTTCAAATGTCTGAAGCTACTAAAGAAGAAGTAGATACACAGAAAGAACTTAATGCCGAATTAGAAAAAACTAAGGAATTAACTTCTACAATGGAAGGTAAAATGAAAAAATCTGAATTTAAAGAATATCTTAAAAATGAGATTTTAGCAGAATTTCATGGTAATCTTAAAGAAGAAGAAGAAGTTGATGTTGATATTGACGTGACTGATGATGTAGAGATTGAAGATGAAGTAGTAGTTGAACCTACCCCAGATGAAGCTACATTAGATGGTATGACCGATGAATTAGTAGCAATAGCTAGACGAGCAAAAGAAGCAGGATTCATAGAATTAGCAAACCAAATTCTTAACTCGGCTAAATTTTCTTCTAAAACACAATTTGATGCAATTACACCTGAGGTATAATGGCTAAGAAAAAAACCAAATTAGAAAAAATGTCTAAAGATGAAAGAACGTCTTTAGCATATGCTTTAGCTACTAATTTGGCTAAGCATGGTAAACCTCAAACACCTAAAAATGAACGTAAGTTAACTAAAGGTGAAGAAGGTGAAAAGGAAAAACATGTCATGAAATTTAAAGATTCTTTTGACTTAGAAGAAAATATTTTAAAGGCTTTAGAAGAGTTAAAAAATCCTAAAAAAGCTGATTTAAATAAAGATGGTAAACTTTCTTCTTATGAAAAGAAAAGAGGGGCAGCTATTGAAAAAGCAGTTAGTGAAGATATGGATTTTAATGATCCTATCCTAATTAAGCAGAGAGCAGACAAAATGGAGCGTGAAAAAAAAGCTAATGCTCCTAAATCAACTCCTAAAAAATTAATTAATCCTAATTATAAAGCAATTAAAAATGCTTCTAAGATTAAATTTTTAGAAAAAGAAAAAGCCCAATTAATGAGGGATATGGAACAAGAAGCAGAACCAGAAGGAGGACCTATTGCAGACAGATATGGTTCTAAACTAAATCGCATCGATAAGGCAATTGCTAAATTAAAAAACTAATGCAAAAATCTGAATTCATAGCGAAAATTAGAACATTAGCAAAACAAGTTTATGCTGATAAAACTGATCAACCTGAAATTGCTAAAAGTAAATTTCCTTTAATAGATGAGTTTCCCCCATTAAAATCTATAATGGATGATTTATTTGATTTTCAATATGAACCTTTTGTGAATGACATTCAATGGATAGCACCACGTCCTACTACTTTTAGAGTTATGTTAGTAAATGGAGCTAATTTTTATTTAATTTATCAAGGTGAAGATGGAGATAAAAAACTTTTTACTGCTCAAGTAGCGGGTAAAAATTATTGGTTAGAATCACTTGCTGAAGAACAACAAGCATCTGATGCCATAGCTCGTTTGTTAAGATTTAATTATGCATCCGTTCCTAAAGATGAAGAAATTGAAGATGAAGGTTTGGCAAGCGCTTTAGGAGATGAAGAAGTTGATGTGAATGTTGATGTTGAACCAGCAGTACCTGAATCAGTAGAAGATTTATAATATGGATTTTGATTTAAGAAAATATCTTAAAGAGGGAAAATTACATGAAGACGTTATGTCTTGTCCCCTCCCAACTCAAGATTTAGAATTAAACACTAAAAATAGAAATTCTAGTATTAAAGCGGATTATATTAAATATGGTCCCCTTAATTTAAACGATACTGAATACTGGGAAAAAGCAGCAAAACACTGGGATACTACAGTTGAAGTTGCTAAAGAATCAAAATGTAAAAATTGTGTTGCTTTTGACATATCTAAAAGAATGCTTAAATGTATGCCTGGATCTGTTCAAAAAGATGGTTATTTAGGATATTGCTGGATGCATAGTTTTAAATGTCATAGTGAAAGAACTTGCTATACATGGGCTTCAGGTGGACCTATTGATACTGATAAAGTATCTTATGAGTGGCAAGAACGAAAAGAAAACAACTAATGGACGTATTAGATAAATTTTTTAAGAAATTTTCATATAAATTCCCTAAAGGATATCCTGACATCAATAATGCTCAGGATATGCTTATGTTAGAAGGGATATTAAAAGAAATGGAGATTGATTTAGGAGAAGGAATAGCAGAGAAAAAAATAGTTCAAACCCTCATCAAACAAAACCCAGGATATTTTGATACACAATCCAAGGATAAACGTATTGCTAATTTAAAAAAGATATCTGCTGAAGAATTTGTTGAAATAGTTAAAAAAACTTTCGATACCGATGAAGTTATAATACACCCCCCAAATTCAGGACCTAATAAAAAACCAGCAACTCATTCTAGTTCTAAGTTTAATATGTTTGAATTTGAGGTAGAAGGAAAAAAATACCTAATAATCCTTTCAGGAGGGGCTTCGGCTAATTTAGGTCAAGATTTTGAAGATCAATTTGCAGTACGTTTAAAAAATTCAATAGGCATTCCTTTAGATGATATTGAAGATGAAGAAATTAAAACTCTTTTAATCAAACTAAACATTGACCCTTTAAGTATAACTTCCGTTGAACAAACTGGAGGGATAGATACTAAAAGACCTATTAACCCAGAAAAAGGAGCCCAAGATAGAGGTAAGGTTATTTCTGATATAGTTATTAATACTAAATCCAAACCTTATTATTTATCTATAAAAAATAAAACAGGTGATACTATATATAATGGTGGAACTTTTTCATCTATAGAATACGATAAAATTAACGATAAAATTACTTTTAATAAATCATCATTTGAAAATGATGTTTTAAAAAGAAATATATTAGATATATTAGATATAGATGTTAATAAAATAGTACAGGGACTAAACAATTATATTTTAAAAACAGGAGAAACCCCTTCCTTCCAAACTTCAAATGCTAACCTTAATAAAGTTCAAAACTTATTAGGATCTGCCGTAGATTATGGGTATTATTATGTGAGAGAAGATAAAAATAATATAAAAATTATACCTATTATGACTGCCGAAGATACTTCCAAACTATTAGGTAAAGTAGATAATGTGCTAATTAAATATCCAGGCAAAGGGGTTAAAAGTACATATGCTCGAATTCCTCTTTCAAACTCAGAACAAGGGTTAAGATATGCTGAAGTTCAAATCCGTAATACGAGTGGAGGTATAGGAAAACCCTCTTTAAAAATCCAAACTAAATAAAAGTTCTTTAATATTTATAATCATGCTTAAACAATACATTCAAGAAGCAATACAAGGCTATCAACTCCCACAAGAAACATGTTCATGTGGTTGTGGTGGCTGTGATGTGGCACCTAAACTCGCTTTACTCGAGACTAAAGCGCCTATAAGCGAAGGCCTCCGATATCACATCGATAATGGCATCTCATTGCAGGAGAATGTATTTAGAATAGGATCTAAAAAATACTTACAATTATTTGCTGAAGCTCGTATGTTAAATGAGTGGAAAACTATTAGCTTAGATGAAAATAGTAAATTCCTTATTGAAAATACTGACATTGGTAAATTTGGAATTTATGAAGGTAAAAAAGTTCCACTTGATATACCTAAAGCTATAGAAGAAGCTGAATATCAAGGTAAAGAAGTCCCAATTGGTAAACCAAAACGTGGTGGTTCTAAAGCTTACTATGTTTATGTAATGGATGGAGACAAAGTTAAAAAAGTCTCATTTGGATCAGGCGGTTTAAGAGCAAAAATTAAAGACCCAAAAGCGCGACAGGCATTTGCTGCTAGACACAATTGTGACCAAAAGAAGGATAGAACAACAGCAGGATATTGGAGTTGTAACCTCCCAAGATATGCCCCAGCACTCGGTTTGGGTCCTAAAATGAATACTTTTTGGTAATGAACAATTTCGATTATAAATCATATTTAAAAAATAATTATCTTCTTCAAGAAGAATTAAAGGATAATGGTCCTGAAGAAAAAGCATTTGATAATGAATTTGATGCTTTAGGAGCTCAATTAGCGGGAGCTATTAAGAATGAGTTAGGTGATAAAGCTAAAAAGCTTGATGAAGTAGCAGGTATAGTAGGTATTATAGGCTATATTTTACTATCTAATACTGTAGCTAACATGCTCGCTAAATTTGTTCAAAAAATATCTAAAAAATATAATTGGGGTAAAGGTGAAGAAGCTGCTAAAAACATTTATAAGTGGACTCATGATAATGAAAAAGCATTTAAAGCTCCTATCAGAAGAATAGTTGGTTTATTTACTAAAGATGAAAAGAAAAAAGATCAAATATCTAGTATTCTTTATGCTGTTGTTATTTTAATGATGGCAGGACAAGCAGGGGGTAATGCTGTTGATTATGTAAAAAAAGCTAGTTACCTTAAGGGAGGATTATATGGACTTAAATCAGCTGTTAAAGGTAAAGAAGTCCATACCATTTTTAAAGACGTAATAGCAGACATAGGAGCATAATGAATCCTTATACAGATAATTCTAATATAAGAACATTTACAGAAGACGTAGATCCAATGTCATTAATTTGGCATGAAGACCAAGAAGATAGAACAATAGAAGTTATAGAAAGTAATGGGTGGAAATTTCAATTTGATGAAGAAATCCCATTTGAACTTAAAGAAAATAGCAGTTTTGACATCCCTTGTGGATATTTACATCGCGTAATAAAAGGTAGTGGAAATTTAACAATAAAAATTATAAAAAAATGAATACTCAAGAGTTATTTGAACAAATCGAAGGTTTATACGAAACGTTTAAAACCGAACATGAAGGTACATCTAAGGCAGCTCACGGTAGAGCCCGTAAAGCATTAGGTGAGATTAAAAAATTAGTAACTGAATATCGTAAAGCATCTGTAGCTGAAGATAAAAAATAAAATATGGCACATAAACTTACATCTAACTCCTCAGCAATATATAATGCTGAAAACCAATCTTCAGGAGTATTAGAAATAATCCCTGAACAAATTACTTACCAAAATGATGGGGGAAATTACCATAATGTAATGATAAACTGTCCTGTAAGGGTAAGCGGATCTAATAATTTTGCAACAGGGTTAAATTATAATATAGATGAGGATGCTTGGAATACATTTTTCGCTTCCCTAACTCTAACATCTACAGATGAATTTGATAAACAAGAAGAAGCAGTTTTAAAATATGTTTTAACTCAAATTGATGGAGATTGGGGATTAACTGAAAGTGACTGGACATATAGTTCTTAAAGGTTCTATTAATATTTATAATTAACACCCTTTAAAAATTTAAAAAAATGCCAATAGCTAAAAAATCCTTATTATCCCAACTTGATAATATCATCCTTGGAGGAGCCCAAGTAAAAAACTCAATAAGACCTGTTAATTCTAACCTAGTAGGATCATTAATGTGCTCTACCTATTCAAATGTAGTTAATACTACAAGTGGGAGTGGGGTAGTAAATATTCCAATTGTGCAACCCGCTAATACTGTAATTGAAGATATAATCCCGATTTGTACAACAGGTACTTCACATGATACAGCAACAATTGGATTTAAAGTAGGCACAGCAGAAGGAGGAGCTCAAGTAGTGGCTGCTGTAAATAATGCTATTACAGGCTCAGGTACTTCAGTAGCAGCAGGAGTAGGTACTTCTATTCATACTAAAGTTCAAACATCCATGGGCGGAGGTGCAGCTCTTACAATTGCACCAGGTGCAGGATATTCTGCTACTGAACGTACTATTTATGCTCAAGTTAGTGGAAGTACTGGAGGATTCGACACTGATGCAGGAGCTTTTAGAGTAATTGCTAAGTATTACAATTTGTAATAAAACCCAACATATAGACTGATTCATAGCCAGTCGCAATTAAAAAAACATGACATCTGTGGCGTCTCCTTTGGAGACGTCACTTTTTGTTCGTATATTTACATAATCTTAATATAACAATGGAAAAAGTAGTAATAATTGGAGCAGGTGTAGCAGGTGTTAATGCTGCAACTAAACTAGTAGATGAAGGTTTTGATGGTAAAATTACCATCATTGATATGGGCAATGATCCATACAATAGGAAACCTGAAGAAGTAATGACAGGTTTTATGGGTGCTGGAGGATGGAGTGATGGTAAACTCACATATCATACTTCAATTGGTGGTCATTTAACTAAATATACTGGTGATGAAAAAGCAATGGAGTTAATGGATCAAGTGATCAACAACTTCAAACGTTTCCACCCTAAACCAGAAGAAGTACAATGTTCTAACCCGGTAGCAGAACCTGATTTTATTAAACCATACTTCGGACTACGTCTATTCCCAGTATGGCACGTAGGTACTGATTATCTACATGAGATTGGTAAAAATTGGTACGATTTTCTTTGTGATAAAGGTGTCAAATTTATTTGGAAAACTAAGGTTACATCAATTGATTTTGATGCCCAACAATTACACACTGATAAAAGCACAGAAGATAATGATTGGATAGGATATGATACACTTATTTTTGGTGTAGGCAAATCAGGTATTGACTTTGGTAAGAAATTAGCAGAAGAATATGATTTACCAACAGAATCAAAACCAGTACAAATTGGTGTTAGATTTGAGGCACCACAAAAACACTTCCAAAAACTAATTGATGTAAGTTATGATTTTAAATTATATCGTAAATTTGAAGATGAAGGTGTATCACTTCGTTCATTTTGTACCAATAATAACGCAGCTTATGTAGCCCTAGAAGAAACATATGGTGATTATAGCTATAATGGTCATGCTAAAAAAGGAGAAGAACATCGTAATGATATGACTAACTTTGGCATCTTAATGGAAGTTAAAGGTATTGATAAACCATTTGACTGGTCACGTGAATTAGTTTCTAAAGTACAAAAACATAATATAGTTTCAAATGAAGGATCAGGTGGTAAAAAAGCACTAGGACGATTTGAAGCTAAATATAAAGCAGGTTTATACTATAGCCCTTCAAATAAAGATAAAACACTCACATCTGAGGGTGATTGGGTTAAAGCCCATTATATTGGTAAATCTGGTCTTCAAGAAGTAAGAGATGCATTTAAAGGATATTTTAAATATATTGAAGACTTTATTGAGGATATGAAAAAAGTATTCCCAACACTTGGTGATGATTGGGGAATTTACGTACCTGAAGTAAAATACTTATCACCCGAACCACTTGTAAATTATCAAGATTTAAGTCTAACTACATATCCTAATGTACATTTTGTAGGTGATGCTTTAAGTGCAAGAGGAATTACAGTATCGGGAGCACAAGGTACATTAGTAGCAGAACAAATATTAAAAAAATAATGGGAAAGGATAACAAATGGCCAAAGCCAACAAGAACTAAAACCCCTGATGGTACCATATTACACCACTGGGATGGTAAACTTCACAACTGGGAAGGACCAGCTCTCATACCTCAGGGTGTGAGACGGTTAAGAGAATATTATATTTATGGGATTTATCATACTGAAGAAGAATGGAAAGAAGTTCGAAGAGAAAGAAATGGAGTTCCATGGTATAAAAACCCTGCAATGAGAGAATCAGCACGTCAAGGAGGATAAAATAGTATTATTATGAAAATAGGTTTTTGTGGAACAATGTCTGTAGGTAAAACAACGCTTGTAAATGCGTTAAAAAAATTACCTAAATTTAAAAATTATAATTTTGCTACTGAGCGTAGTAAATATCTTAATTCATTAGGTATTCCTTTGAATCATGAGACTACTATTGAAGGTCAAACTATATTTCTTGCTGAACGTGTAACAGAATTAATGCAAGAGAATCTTATTACTGATAGAACAATTATTGATGTAATGTCTTTTACAAATTGTGCTACAAAAGTAAGTTATATAGATGCAGATGCATTTAATGAATATGCTTCTAGATTTATTAGAGAATATGATTTCATATTTTACATCTCACCAGAGGGACTAGGTATTGAAGATAATGGAATTCGTGAAACAAATGCTGAATATAGAAACAAAATTGATGAAACTATTCAAAAACTTTTATTTAAATATCGTCCTGTTTTTCATACTATTAAGGGATCAACTGACGAACGTATTCAACAAATTTTAAAAACTATTAACTATTAATATTTATTATTATGAAATTATGGAAATATATTTTAGGAATCATTGCCTTTATAGGAGGAATATTAGCGGTTAAGTCTTCTAAAGATAAAAAAGTACTTAAGGTAAAATTAGAAGATAATAAAAAAGAAGTTAAAAAAGTTAAAGCTAAAACTAAAAAAGTAGAAGCTAAAAAGGCAGAAACTAAAAAGGCTATTAAAAGTCAAGACAAAAAAGTAGCTAAAACTAAAGCAAAAGTTAAAAAAACTACTAGTGCTAAGAAGACTACTAGTGATTTTAAAAAAAAGTATAGAGCTAAAAAATGAAACAAATTCTAATTGCACTTTCTTTATGTGTATCTAGTTTTTGTTTTTCACAAGATACTCTTCAAATTCCTGCTATAGAACTTGAAGAATTTTTTTTAGCTTTAGACACTCTTGAAACTCAAGATTCTATTAAAACAATTCTAATTGAACAATTAGAAAAACAAATAGAATTCCATCTTGAATTAAACGACCATAATGAAAATCTTCTTTCATATAGGGATCAAGAGATAGAATTACTAAACAATCAAATTGACCTACACTTGGACCATTTAAATCAAGTAGATAAATGGTATAAAAAACCTTGGACTGGGGCTGTAGGAATACTTCTACTGCTACACGTTGTAGATTATACACTCCCTCAATGAGTAATCTTAAAAAAATAATAAGACAAGAATACGTAAAGTGTGCCCAAGACCCCATACACTTCATGAAGAAGTATTGTATGATCCAGCACCCTCAAAGAGGTAGAATTAACTTCCATTTATATCCTTTTCAAGAAAAAGTACTTAAATTATTTGAAGATAATCCTTATTCTATTATTCTTAAATCACGTCAATTAGGAATTTCTACATTATCTGCGGGATATTCTCTATGGATGATGATTTTCCATGAGGATAAAAACATCCTTTGTATAGCTACTAAGCAGGAAACTGCTAAAAATATGGTTACAAAGGTTAAATTTATGTATGAAAATTTACCTTCATGGCTTAAAGTAGATTATGAAGAAAATAACAAACTAACCCTTAGGTTAGCTAATGGCTCCCAAATTAAAGCCACTTCAGCATCAAGTGATGCAGGTAGATCAGAAGCAGTTTCCCTTCTACTAATAGATGAGGCTGCTTTTATTGATAATATTGGTGAAATATGGGCATCAGCACAACAAACACTTGCCACTGGTGGAGGATGTATAGCACTTTCAACTCCTTATGGTACAGGTAATTGGTTTCATCAAACATGGGTTAGGGCAGAAGCAAGTGAAAACGAATTTTTACCTATTAAATTACCTTGGTTTGTCCACCCTGAACGAGATCAAGATTGGAGAGATAGACAAGATGAATTACTAGGAGACCCAAGGATGGCAGCACAAGAGTGTGACTGCGATTTTAGTACATCAGGAGATATAGTTTTTTACCCTGAATATCTGGAGTTTATAGAAAAATCTACAATTAAAGAACCTTTAGAAAGAAGAGGAGCAGACCAAAATTTATGGATATGGGAATCAGCTGATTACACTAGACAATACTTAATTTCAGCTGACGTAGCTCGAGGTGATGGTAAAGATTATTCAGCATTTCATATATTTGATATAGAATCAGCAACTCAAGTAGGTGAATATAAGGGTCAAGTAGGTACTAAAGATTTTGGAAATATTTTAACAGCAATTGCTACTGAATATAATAATGCTTTATTGGTAGTTGAAAATGCTAATATAGGATGGAGCACAATTCAAACTATTATTGAACGTAATTATCCTAATTTATATTATTCACCTAAATCTGATATGGTAAATGTAGATTCTTATTTACAAAATTATGAAAATAATTCAAGTATGACAGCAGGATTTACTATGTCTACTCGAACCCGTCCTATGGTAATAGGCAAATGTCAAGAATATGTAAGTGATAAAGGAGTAACAATTCAATCTAAACGTTTATTAGAAGAAATGAAAACGTTTATTTGGAAACATGGAAGAGCAGAAGCTCAAATTGGTTATAATGATGATTTAGTTATGAGTTTTGGTATCGGCTTATATGTACGAGATACTGCATTAAAATTTAAACAACATGGAGTAGATATAACAAAAGCAGCTTTAGGTTCATTCACTAAATCTACAACTAATTATCAAGGAGCTTATTTTTCTACAGGGTTAGATAACCCCTATACTATGGATGATGGAAAAGGAGGAACTGAGGATTTTAGTTGGCTTTTATAATATTTATTCATATATTTAATATACTATGGCCGATACAAGCATATTTACAAGATTAAAGAGACTATTCTCTACGGATGTAATAATTCGCAACACCGGAGGAAACCAACTTAAAGTTTTAGACTTTGATGAATTTCAACAAGCGGGTCAATTAGAAACAAATTCTATGGTTGATAGGTATAATCGTTTATATACTACCAACTCAGTAGGAATTTACAACCCTGGAATAAATTACCAAACCCTCCGACCCCAGCTTTACAGAGATTATGAATCTATGGACACAGACGCTATTGTAGCTTCTGCTCTTGATATAGTAGCGGATGAATCTACTCTTAAAAACTCAATGGGAGAAGTAATCCAAATTAAAAGTTCAGATGAACATCTCCAAAAGATTCTTTATAATCTCTTTTATGATGTTTTGAACATTGAATTTAATTTATGGATGTGGGTTCGCCAAATGTGTAAATATGGTGACTTCTTTCTTAAATTAGAAATAGCAGATAAATTTGGTGTTTATAACATTATACCCTATACTGCTTACAACATTATAAGAGAAGAAAAAATAGGGGAAAATAAACATGATGTAGAAGTTAAATTTAAATTTGATCCTGATGGATTAAGCGGAGGGGGAGAATATGGTGGTTATTATGGAACATCTACTTCTACTTCAGATCATAACAATCCTAATGCTATCTATTTTGACAACTACGAAATAGCCCATTTTAGATTGCTATCAGATGTAAACTATTTACCATATGGTAGAAGTTATATAGAACCTGCCCGTAAACTCTTTAAACAATATATGTTAATGGAGGATGCTATGTTGGTACATAGAATTGTTCGTGCACCTGAGAAACGTATTTTTTACATAAATGTAGGGGCCATCCCACCTGCTGAGATAGAGAATTTTATGCAAAAAACTATCTCAAAAATGAAACGTACCCCGTATGTAGATCAACAAACTGGAGATTATAATCTAAAATATAACATGCAAAACATGTTAGAAGATTTTTATATTCCTATGAGAGGTAATGATACTACTACTAAAATAGATACAACTCCTGGTTTACAATACGATGGAATCCAAGATGTAGAATACTTAAGAGACAAATTATTCGCAGCCCTTAAAGTACCAAAAGCATTCCTAGGATATGATGAAAATACTGGAGGTAAAGCAACTTTAGCAGCTGAAGATATTAGGTTTGCTCGTACTGTAGAACGCATCCAAAAAATAGTCCTCTCAGAACTATATAAAATTGCAGTTGTCCACCTATACACTCAAGGCTATGATGGTGAAGAATTAACAAATTTTGAACTTAATTTAACTATTCCTTCTATTATTTATGAACAGGAAAGAGTTGTATTAATGAAAGAAAAAATGGACTTAGCATCCCAAATGATGGAAACTAAGCTATTCCCTACAGACTTTATTTATGATCATTTGTTTGATATGAGTGAAGATCAATATGTAGAATTTAGAGATTTAGTTAGTGAAGACGCTAAACGTACTTTCCGCAACAACCAAATAGAAGCTGAAGGTAATGATCCTGTTGAAACTGGAGAATCATATGGTACTCCACATGATTTAGCCTCTATGTATGGTAAAGGTAGATATTATGATGAACCTGATAACGTACCTACTAACTATAAACAAAGCGATTTAGGCCGACCCCAAGAGAATTCATCAAACCGTAACACTCAAAATAATGTCTTTGGTAAAGATAGGTTAGGTGTAAAAACAATGAAAGGTAAAGAAAATGAATCTAATTCTATAAGACCTTCATATAAAGGAGATTCACCTTTAGCTTTAGAAGCCAAAACAGCTTATTTACAAAATAAAGATATGCTTAAAAAATTACGAGTTAATCGTAAACAACTAGTATTTGAACAAGATAGTTCGCTATTAGATGAAAGTAACTTAAAGGAGTGAAAATCTTTATATATTTATAAAAAAGCCCATCAATGAGAATCAAACATTCCAAGTATAAAAATACAGGACTTTTATTTGAACTTTTAGTAAGACAGATAACTGCTGACACTTTATCAGGTGGCGAATCTGCTTCCCTTAATATTTTAAAAAAAGCATTTGCTAAAACCGAATTAGGAAAAGAATATAAACTTTATGAATCTTTATTTAAAACTAAAAACTTAAGTGAAGGTAAAGCAGATATTACTTTAAATACTATATTAGAAGCTACCCGTAAGTTAAATAGAAGCGCATTAAGAAGAGATAAATATAACTTAATTAATGAAATTCGTAAACATTATAACTTAGGAGAATTTTTTAGACATCAAGTCCCCAATTATAAAGGATATGCAGCATTCTATAAACTAATAGAAATTTATAACTCAGACAAACTATCAGAAACTGATGAAATTATTGCTAATAAAGTAACAATTTTAGAACAGTTAACTGAAAAACCTGTTAGTGAAAAAAAAGTAAAAGCGGACTTAGTTGAGGAGTTTAGTAAGTATGATAAGGATTTAAGAATTCTTACTTATAAGGTAATGCTTGAAAAATTTAATGGTAAATATTCTAATTTAAACAAAGGTCAAAAAGGTATATTAAAAGAATTTATTAATTCGATTGATAATACTCCTCGTTTAAAAGAAATTTACAATACTAAAATTAATGAGGTAAAAAAAGTATTAAATCATCAAATTAAAAGTGTAAAGGATGAAGCTACTAAAATTAAATTAGTAGAAGTAGTAAAACTCCTTAAAGAATTAGATAAAAATTCTAAAATTAATAATGATGATTTAATCAACCTTCTTCAA